TGGAACAACACAGGATTCCAAACACCCGACTATTTTGCTGTTTCAAATTCTGTTTATTACAATTTCCTCCGCGCCCCATCATTCTTTGATGAGGTTTGCTATACAGGTACTGGAACTGCAAGGACTGTAGCGCACAACTTGGGCGTAGCACCTGAGTTGATGATAATTAAAGCCAGAACTGGCGCTTACTTTTGGCCCGTTTGGAGTAGCGCTTTCCCTATTACGCAAAGACTGCAATTGGAAAGTGGTAACGCCCTTGGAACACAAGACTTGTTTAATAGCACAGTTCCAACAAGTACGGTGTTTTCTCTTTCGGCTGCGGCTGGAGTAAGCCCGGTCAATCAAAACCCAAGCTCAGGTTCGATTGATTATGTCGCCTACCTATTTGCAACCTGCGCTGGGGTGTCGAAGGTGGGTTCGTTTGTGTTGTCAGGCAGCGATCAAACCATTAACTGTGGTTTTACTGCGGGTGCTAGATTTGTTTTAATTAAAGACACAGGAACTACTGGAAGAAATTGGCGCGTTTGGGATACAGCAAGAGGTATTAATAGTGGAGCTACTGAGCCGTTTCTTGATTTAAACGTTACCACCGCAGAAGTAACTATTCGCGATTGGATTGAGCCACACGCAACAGGCTTCACTATAAAAGCTGCACTGGCTGGGTCAGAAGGTGGAATTGGACAAACTTTTATTTTCTTAGCAATCGCTTGAGGTAACACATGCAAATCAGAACAAATGACGGTCAAGTAATGTACGAGAGCGAGTTCCGTACACACATCAAAGCCAATGGTGGCCCATCATGGGATACGACAACAACTGAAGTCCTAGAGTCTTTGGGTGCTGCTGTAGTCTTTGAAGGCCCACAAGCTACTCCTACGCGCTACCAAACAGCTTTTGCTAATGGCGTAGAGCAAGTCAATAGTAAATGGTTTACCAAGTATTCCGTTGCTGACATGGATGCTGACGCTATCGCAGCTAAGGACGCAGAGCAAGCCAAGTCAGTGCGTGATGAGCGTACTAAGAAGCTGGCTGAGACTGATTGGACACAGTTGACTGATGCCCCTGTGAACGGTGCAGCATGGGCTACATATCGACAAGCTCTACGTGATGTTACAGCTCAAGAGTCTTTCCCTTGGAATATTGTTTGGCCTACTAAACCAGAGTAATGTATGAATACCATTGACGCAACGGACGCTAGATTGACTACTCACGAAGAAATTTGTGCGCTGAGATATGAAAAAATAAATGAAACCTTGGAAAAAGGTGATTTACGCATGAACAAAATTGAATATTTGTTGTATGCAGTGATGGCCGTAGTGCTGCTTGGCCCTGGCGTTGGTGCTGAGTTCTTTAAGAAATTGCTAGGCTTATAAGATGCCAAACTATGGGCAACAATTAGATACTCCAGCAGTCCCAAACCTGCCAGTACCTCCCCAAGACTATTCTGGTCTATTCCAGTCTCAGAATAATGGGGTGTTGCGTACATTCTTCATTAAGCTAATTAATGTTGTCTCTGCCTTGCTTGCTCCACAAGGCGGCAAGTATTTGAACATCCCATATGGTGCTTTTCAGGATTCAACTAATCAAACAGCAGCTAATACAACGACTGCTTATCCGATTACGTTTGATACGACTGACTACGCCAATGGGGTAACTCTGTCAAACACTTCAAGATTAAATGTATCGAATTCTGGTGTTTACAACATTCAATTTTCAATTCAATTAGTAAATACAACAAATGCATCACAAGATATAGACATTTGGTTTAGAAAAAATGGTACAAACATTGACAAATCTAACAGTAGATATGGATTAGCTCCAAGAAAAGGAGCTGGAGATCCATTTCATGTTATTTGTGCTTTAAATTACTTTGTTAATTTAACTGCAAATGATTATGTTCAGATTGTTTGGAGAACAAGTGATGTTGGCGCATACATTGAAAAGTATGCTGCTAGTTCAACGCCAACGCGACCATCAGTTCCATCTGCTATTGCGACTGTGAGCTTTGTGTCAAACCTCTCAACATGATAGACTGCGAACATGGCTTACATACCCCTTCAAATCCCGCCAGGTGTCTATAAAAACGGCACTGAATACCAATCCAAGGGTAGGTGGAATAACGCCAATTTAGTCCGTTGGTTTGAGAAAACAATCCGTCCTATTGGTGGATGGCGTAAGCGCTCTTCATCTCAAATGACTGGCTTGGCTCGTGGCATATTGACGTGGCGTGATAACAACAACAATCGTAGGATTGCTGTAGGAACTCATAACCGTCTGTACCACATGAACGAAGCTGGTACTTTGACAGACATTGGACCAACAGATTTAGTGGCTGGAGTTGCTGATGCAACCCTAAAGATTGGCTACGGCTACGGTCTGTACGGAAGTTCAGCATACGGCGTTGCTAGACCCGATCTAGGCTCTTACATTCCTGCTACGACATGGAGTGTCGATACATGGGGTGAGTACCTTGTAGCCTGTTCTAGTACTGATGGACGATTGCTTGAATGGCAATTAAACGTGGCATCTGATGCTGCTGTCATTGCAAACGCGCCTACAGCATGTACTGGTTTGGTTGTAACTGAAGAGCGATTTTTGTTTGCTTTGGGTGCATCTGGTAACCCGCGCTCAGTTAAATGGTCAGACCAAGAAAACAACACTGTTTGGGCAGCAGCAGCTACTAACCAAGCTGGCGACTTTGAATTGACTACAGTTGGTTCACTCCAGTGCGGTAAGCGTGTGCGCGGTCAAATCTTGCTGTTTACTGACGTTGACGTACATACAAGTACTTATATTGGCCCACCTTACGTTTATTCATTTGAGCGTGTTGGTACTGGTTGTGGCGTTATTTCACGTAATGCTGTGACCGTAATTGACAATGCTGCTATTTGGATGTCTGGTACTGGCTTCTGGATCTATGATGGTTTTGTTAAGCCGCTTCAGTCTGATGTGTCTGATTTTGTGTTTAGCGAAATGAACATTACTCAGTCGTCTAAGGTTTACAGCCAGCACAACACTAGCTACGGCGAGATCTGGTGGTATTACCCAAGCGCTGCGTCAACAGAGGTTGATTCTTATGTTGTTTACAACTACCGTGAAGGCCACTGGGCTGTAGGTAAGCTTGCACGTACATGCGCTATTGACCGTGGTGTCTTTTCTTTCCCAATGGCTGTATCCACTGATGGATTTATCTATGAGCATGAGGCTGGATTTAACTATGACTCAGTTAAGCCATTTGCCGAGTCAGGTCCAATTGAGTTTGGTTCTGGAGATCGAGTAATGAACCTCATAGGGCTTGTGCCTGACGAAGATACGGTTGGAGATGTAACTGTAAGGTTCAGCACGAAATTCTATCCAAACGCTGTTAAATACAATTACGGTCCTTATTCTATGAATAGCCCTACATCCTTGCGAATCACTGGTAGACAGTTGGCGGCAAAGATTGAAGGTAACGCAAATGTTGATTGGCGTGTTGGTGTTATCAGGCTTGATGGAAGGCCAGGCGGGTTACGATGATTGACTACGAAAGATACAAGGTTGATGGCGAATTGCCAATTTGGGCCTTATCTTTCCAAAAAGTAGAGCAAATCTTAGAACCTGCTTTAGAATACGATGACACACACAATATGCAGGACGTAGCCGACTGTATTAACAGTTGTACGATGCAGTTGTGGCCTAGTAACGAAAGTGCTGTTGTTACTCAGGTTCAAACCTTTCCAAGAATTAAGGTTTTACATATATTCTTGGCTGCTGGCAATCTAGATGAACTAGAAACGCTAACACCCCATATTCAAGGTTTCGCTGAACACATGGGATGCCAAAAGATTACTCTGACAGGTCGTAGAGGGTGGGCGCGAACATTTGTTTCTAAATTTAAAATGAAGCCAACGCATTATTGGCTGTCAACGGAGGTTTAATATGTCTGGTGGTTCTTCTGGTGGTGGTTCTAGTCTTGATCCAGCAATGCGCGATGCGTTCCTAGCGAATGCGGCTCGTGCTACTGGTGTTGCTGAAAATCTTGGCGCTCGTCAATTTGCTGGATACAACCCTGCTCAAGCAGATGCTTTGCGCTTGTCTCAGCAGTTTTCGGACCCTAGAGGTGCAGCATTCCAAAATGTAGGTTCTGCTGCCTCCATGACGCAAGCCGCTGGAGATGCTGGATTTGAGAGAGTAAATGCAGCAAACCTTAACCGTGGTGCTGTTAGAGATATTAACGCTGAACGAATTGCTGCTGACAGAGTATCAGGAGCTAATGTAACTTCTGAGGCGCTTGGTCAAATTGCTCCACAAGCTAGAGCTAATATCCGTGATGTTAATGCTGGCTCATTCTTAAACCAAAACATCCAGCAGTATATGAATCCATATACACAGCAGGTTGTTGATACCAGCTTGGCTGACTTAGAGCGCTCACGTCAACTCACACAACAACAAGGCGCGGCTCAAGCTGTAAGAGCAAAGGCTTTTGGTGGTAGCCGTCAGGGTGTTGCCGAAGCAGAGACAAACCGCGCATTTGCTGAACAAGCTGCTCGTACATCTGCTGGTTTGCGCTCACAAGGCTTTGATACAGCTTCTAGATTGTCTGAGACTGACTTGGCCCGTCAAATGCAAGCTCAACAGCTTAATCAAGCTCAAGACGCTGCTACTACTCAGCAATCATTGGCTCTGGCTGGTCAGTTTGGATTGGCTAACCAGAATGCTGCACTTGAGGCTGCTCGTGCCAACCAAGCAACTGGCTTGACTGCTCAAACATCCAACCAAGGTATGGACTTTAATGTTGGACAAATGAACACTCAATTGGCTCAACAAGCTGCTTTGGCTAACCAACAAGCTGGTCTGCAATCTAACCAGCAGAGACTTGCTGCGGCTGGTCAACTGGCTGGTATTGGTGGGCAACAGCAGACTATGGGTTTTGCTGGCGCTAATCAAATGCTCGGCCTTGGTAATCAAATGCAAGCCCAGACTCAAGCCCAGCTCGATGCTGCACGTAATCTTGAGCTTGAGCGCCAGCAAATCATTAACCAATCACTTGGCATCAACGTGGGTGGCGGTAGCGGTATGCAATCCTCACAAGAAAGCCGCCAAGGTTTGCTTGGTGTGCTTGGCATCTAAGGAGAAATAAATGCCCGTTAATATTGGACTCTTACCCTCTGCTGCGCTTACTGGTCTTACTGAAGATCAGCAAAACAACTTGCAGAACCAAGCGACTACTCAGTTCTTGCTAGGAACTTTGCTTACTGGCGACCCATCTATG